ATGCTCTTGTCGTTCAATCTCACCCGACCTCAGCGGATGACTGAACGTAACAATCCCGCTAACGCCAAGTCACGCAGCCTTCCCGAAAACTCACAGTTGAGCGATTGGCTGCAGATGAAAATGTTTTTGACATATTGCAAGGTGTCGCCATTTCACTTGCAGCGGGACTACGCTCGAAGCCCGAAGCGGCGAAGCCGACTTTGTCTCGTGAAATAATCGGCACTCGTGAGGAGAAATACAGACTTCTTGCTGGTGATTTGGCGTTAGGTAGTCCTGGATGGGAGGAGACGCAGCCGAAGGGCAATGATTGGTGGCTGCACCGAGACACTTCCGGCAGACCGTCAACCGAACACGAGTTCACTATCGCTGAAGTTTTTCCGCACTTCTCGACCCTCGTCGCCAGCAATCGCGACCACTTGGTTGTGGATTTCGACAAGGACGTTGTTCTAGAAAACGTGAATGCGGTTAAGAAATTCCGCGGATCAAACAAAGAGTGGTCAGAACACTTTGGCATTACCCTCAAAACCGGTTGGAATGTCTCCGCTGCCAGAGAAAAGCTCTCTGCAATTCGTGATCTTTCAGCCCATATCAAGCCAATTGAGTATCGCTCTCTGGATCGGCGTTGGATTTTTTACCACCCCACGCTTGTGTGGCAATTAGCGCCAATTAGCTCCAACAATGTTCTGCGCAGCCGGACGAACAGAGTACTCATTTCTCTTGGCAAGAACCGGTCAGAAACTACGAATGGCCATTGGGTATCTTCGACGCTTGCAGACAAGAGCGTTGTCAGCACGCGCGACAATGCTTCGGGTTTCCCTCTTTACCTCTTTGATAATGAGGGTGAGCTTACATTTGGCGGCAAATCCGGCACCCCAAACCTTGCCCCGGACTTTCTGCGACATCTGGCGGATAAGTTGCATTTGCATCAGAAGGGTGAACACGGTTTGCCCGACGGCGTGACCCCTGAGGTCATCTTCAATTACGTCTACGCGGTGTTGCACAGTCCAGGTTATCGAAGTCGCTACGCGGAGTTTCTGAAGATCGATTTTCCGCGTCTGCCGTTAACAGGGAGTCTGGAATTATTTCGCGCATTGGCCCGTCTTGGTGACGAACTCGTCGCCCTGCACCTGCTCGAATCCCCTAAGTTCGATCGCTTCATAACCGAATACGTTGGCGGTCGCGCCCCCGAAGTCGAAAAGACCTCATGGTCAAAGAACACTGTGTGGCTGGACAAGGAACAAACCACCGGCTTTAAGGGAGTCCGCGAGGATGTCTGGAATTTCCACATCGGCAGCTATCAAGTCTGCGAGAAGTGGCTAAAGGACCGCAGGGGCCACAAGCTTCTGGCGGACGACATCAGACATTACCAGAAGATCGTCGTCGCTCTCTCAGAGACCATCGGTCTGATGAAAAAGATCGATGAAGTCATCGATGCCCACGGCGGCTGGCCAGGTGCGTTCGTTGGCGGTTCAGATTCTGAAGGCATGAAAGCATAACCCGGGGAGGATGCTTGAGCGGACGGGTCAGCAAAGATAGATATGAAAAACGTCTCCGAGTTGGCATCCGCTTCGATGGTGCCAACTTTGTTCTACTCGATGGCAAGCCACTCCCGGCGCTGGCCAAGGACACAGTAGCTGAGCTGGTTCTCGCACCCGATTGTATCCTCGACGAGATCGTGCGCTCACGCTTTATGGCGGAGAGGAGCATACGGTTTCTTGAGCGTGGCACACCAATCATGATCGGTGTGAGTCCGACAATGATTGAGAGAGGTGACGTCAAAGCGTTGATCCGCACGAGTGACCTTGGAATCCTCTCGCCATACTTGTTTGTCGAGGTGAGGCTCGAGGCCGATTTATCGCTTAGGGTACGGGGCGACCAGGAGGCCTGGTTATCTCCGTGTGCTTGCATAATCCCGGCATTACAGAAGCAGGCAGAGAGTCTCAACCAGGCATTCACGCTCATCTCAGAAGCGTTCGAGACAAAGCGCCGCTCGCACTCGGGAAATATCTTTGAACGTGCGTTCGCGATGAGCGACCCTCGCGAATGGAAGAATTTCGACGAACTCAGAATAGTGGCAATTCAAAAGGCCCTTTTAACAACAGAACAGCAGGAGTTGTTCCCGAAAGGCCCTGATTCATAGAGCAATTGAACGCCGTCTCGGATTTGACGCCCCGGATGTCCGCTTCACTTCGTCAGCCCATCTCCCATCCAGGATTTGCATGTACACCTCCAGGTGTACTACTCTTCGGTGGAGATGCGGAAAGTGAGGACGGACGGAAATGGGAGCGGCAGTAATGATTTGTGGAACCACCGCAGCGGCGGGCCTCGATAGAGAACTGGGCGCACCAGTCCCGGCAATCACGAACAAGAGCATTACGCGCTTGCGCGACCTTCGGCTCAGCGCACGGGACCAATTCATGATTGACCCTCGCATCATCGCCGTAGAGGACGGTCACAACCCTCGGGATTACAACATCCCCGAGAATCGCGCCCACTTGGATGATCTCAAGGCGTCCATCCGAGAGAATGGGACCATTTCGCCCCTCTGGGTCCGCTACGACGCCGAACGCAGAGCGGCCGTCCTGGTTGACGGCGAGTGCAGGCTCCGGGCGAACCTGGAGCTCATCGCAGAGGGCGTCGAGATTGAAGCCGTCCCGTGCATCCAGGTTCCAGGCGGGAACGAGCCAGACCGTCTCCTGCTCGCGGTCGTAGCGAACCAGAACAAGCCCCTCTCAGAGTTGGAACTCGGCGGCGCATTTCGCAAGCTGTTCAACTTCGGTTGGACAATCGACAAGATCGCAAAGAAGTCCGGCCAGTCCGTCGCTTTCATCAACCGCTCGCTCGAACTCGCGGACGCACCCCAGGCTGTACAGGAGATGGTGAAGCAACAAGAAGTCACTCCGGCGCTGGCGATCTCTGAGGTCCGCCGGAACGGCGCAAAAGCCGTCGAAACGCTCAAAGCGAAGGCGACCGAGGCGAAGGCCAAGGGACAGAAGACGGCAACAAGACAGCGCGGGACTCAATCCACGGTTTTCAACCTCGCTCCGATGTTTCGCAAACTCCTCAAGGATGTGCCTCCGAAGGACCTGGAAAACACGGACTACGAATGGATCAGTGTCTCCAGGGAGAAGCTCCTCGCCATCGCCCGACAACTCAACGCGTAGGGCGTACGGCGGACGAATCTACTCGCGGGAAGGTGAGCGATGCAAGAAACGGTCACGAAATGCGATGTCTGCAAGAAACCAAAGCGGGAATCGAATCACTGGTGGCGTGGTCGCGTTACTGTTCAGCGTTTCGACGTTCGTTCAGTCATCATCGTTCCCGCAACAGCGAAGGGGCGCTCTCCTGAAGACGCAGACCTTTGCGGTCGCGAGTGCTGCCACAAGTGGACGGACGCACAGCTGGACAGGATCTCCGCAATCGGCAAGTGATGTGTTGTCTCCGTCACAGCACCAGGTTCCCGTCCTCCGGGTAGACTTGCAGCGTTTCGCAAGTCTTTTCGGAAAGGCGGTCTCGTGGCATCCAAGCAGGAACCTACTCACGTCTGTACCTCATGCGGTTCATCCGTTCGACCGAAATCCATCACTCCGGGAACGTTCCTGATGGAGTGCTGTCTCTGGCTTTTGTTCCTGGTTCCGGGAGTCATTTACTCCATCTGGAGAATTGCCTCGAGGTACGCAGGGTGCCCGGTCTGCCTGGGGAAGAATTGCATCCCGATTGGCTCTCCGGTCGCACAATCCTTCCTTGAACGCCTAGGGAACGCTCCCTCTCTGGATTAGCTTCGAGCCCGCAATCGGCCCTCTGACGATGCGCGGATTCGAACAAAAGCCGGTGGATCGTCTTTGGCGGCGAGACGGCATTTCCGCACGATGCAACTCGAATGGGCCGAGAACCTGCGCACAGAGTGCCGCGAATTCCGCGTCCCGTTTTACATGAAGCAAGTCGCGGGGCGGATCCCTGAGATGGGGAGGGACTTCATTCCTCCAGACCTTCACGTGTTCGAGTATCGTGGGGCAGCGCGGCGTGACCCTCATCCACTGATACGATGAGGGCTATGACGAACGTACCTGCCAAGAAGAGCATAAATTTGGCTGATGTATTGAGGACTGGTCATCATTACGGAGTGTTCATTGATGATACCGGGTCACCTGGTTTGAGTACTCCCGGTCTTCATAGGCAGAGGAAAACGTGGATTGCAGTAGTTGTCCCGCCGCAAGTGGTTGCTGATCTCATGGATCGAGTGCTGCCAACTGCTCTGGCACTTCTCAGGGTACTTGGGCTCAAGGATCCTGAATTCCACTTTGTTGACATTTGGGCGGGCAAGGGTGAGTTTACAAAGCTAGATCTTCAGGAACGGCTGGACATCTTTCGGGTCATGACAGACATTTTTGTGACGCATCAACTCAAAGTGTTCGTGCAGACTTTTGATCCAGAAAATGCGTCTGTTCTGCGTGATCGGGCCGATTGGCTGCTGCCTGAGAGTATCGGCCCACTAAAGATGAGCAACCACGAAGACCTCGCGCTTTTTTTCCTCCTATCCAGAGTGCACACGCACCTGAAAGAAGGTAACTCGACTGCTTGTGTAATTGTGGATGAGGGACGACTCAAAAGCGGAAGTTGGATTAACTGGTCAGTGCCAACTTATTTCGCAGGCGGCATACTGTTCGCCAACTCACGGCTCGTTCCGCTGATTCAACTTGCGGACTTTGCTGCTTACACACTCAATCGTGTGCAGCTACTTCGCGTAAAAGTGAGACTCAACGAACTCGACAAGACACTGCTTCGGATCATTGAACCGATGAGCGAGTGCTTCATTAACATTAGTAAAATAGAAATTCAGAACCTTTCAACCATTACCAGTCTTTCCGAGGGGATGATCCAGTAGCGACTTCGCTCTTCAGTAGGCTGGCGAAATTCGGCTAAAGCCAATTCACCCACTCAAGATGGACCGCAGCCCCTCGGCATGAGGACCGCTGCGGTCCATCTTGTGTCATGTCGCGACTTCATCCTACCGTCACGCACATGGCGAGGATTGACGGCGGAATTACTTTAGACCAAGCGCAAGAACAACTGGGACTTGCGATTGCGGCTCTTGCCGCTGCGAGGCAACAACAGAGTTTCGCCGTCACCTCTCCATCTGGCGGAAGGTCTGGAACGCGCGCGCAACTCGACCAACTACTCAATGACGTAAAGTTCTGGCGCACGGAAGTTGCGCGCCTCCAGCGCGGAAGTTCCGGTCCCACGATTCGCTTGGGGGTTGCGCTGTGAAGGCGAACCCCAACCTCATCGACCGTGCAATCACCTTTTTTAGCCCCCGGAGCGGCCTCCGCCGTCTCGCGGCTCGCGAGATGTTGGCGACGTATGGCTCATATATTGGCGCTCGCGCAGACCGTCGCGAAACGGCAGGATGGATGCCCCGGAACGGGGACGCGGATTCCGATTCTCTCCTGGACCTTCGCATCCTTCGTGCTCGTTCGCGTGACTTGATGCGGAACGCTCCGCTCGCGTCTGGCGCGGTTTCTACGGTCGTGGAGAACGCGGCAGGAACGGGTCTCGCACTCCAGCCCACGCCCGACATCGCGGCGTTGGGATGGACGGAAAAGCAGGGCGAAGACTTCGTCAACCAGGTGGAGTCCGAATTCGGATTGTGGGCGGACTCGAAGGATTGCGACCTCTCGCGGACGCAGAACTTCTACGAACTCCAATCCCTCGTCCTGCGTTCGACGCTCGAATCCGGCGACACGTTGACGTTGCTCCCGTTCGTCTCGCGTCCGGGAATCAACCCGTACCAACTTCGTCTCCAGGTCATCGAAGCGGACCGTCTCTCGAATCCGAAGGGCGTCCGCGATGGGCAGATTCTCGACAACGGGAACAAGGTGTACGGCGGCGTCGAAACGGACGCGATGGGCGCTCCGGTTGCCTACAACATCCTCAAGCGGCATCCAGGCGCGATTGACCTCACCACCGACCCGTGGGCATTCGACCGCATCGAGGGGTTCGCCGCATCGTCCGGGCGGCGGAACATTGTCCACCTGTTCGAGCGGAAGCGCCCTGGACAGAAGCGCGGCATCCCGTATCTCGCCCCGGTAATCGAGCGCATCAAGCAACTCGACAAGTACACCGAGGCGGAAATCCAGGCGGCGGTGATCTCCGCCATGTTCACGGTGTTTATCAAGACCGAACTTGGCGAAGACGGCCCCGGCATGGTGGACACCAAACAAGTCTCCGATGCGGAGAAGCACTACCAGCTCGGGACGGGCGCAATCGTCGGACTGGCGCAGGGGCAAGAGGTCCAGATAGCCGACCCGAAGCGGCCCAATACCGCGTTCGACCCGTTCGTGATGGCGATGCTTCGGCAAATCGGCGTCGCTTTGGAATTGCCGTTTGAAATCCTCGTTAAGCACTTCACCGCGAGTTACAGTGCGGCGCGGGCGGCGCTGCTCGAAGCCTGGAAGTTCTATCGCGGGCGGCGGGCGTTCATGGCGACCAACTGGTGCCAACTCGTCTACGAAGCCTGGATGTGGGAAGCGGCGGCAATGGGGCGAATTAACGCTCCGGGATTCTTTACCAATCCGCTGTTGCGCCGCGCATATCTCCTGGCCGATTGGGTTGGAGATGCGCCCGGACAACTCGACCCGCAGAAGGAAGCGCAAGCAGCCCTCACTCGCGTGGACGGCGGTCTCTCGAATCTCAAGATCGAGACCATGGAACTCACGGGCAAGCGTTGGGATGACGTTCACAAACAGCGCGTGAAGGAACACGAGATGCGCGTCGCGGGCGGATTGGAAGCGGCGGTCCCAGGCGTTCAACCCGTCAACCAAGCGACGGTCCCAACGACCGACGGCGGCGACCAGGAGAAACCGGAGAACGCGCAATGACAGCGTTAGATATGCTTCACGCCCCCTGGGCCATTCAGCCCGAAATCCTCACGGAGATGTGCCAGATTTACGCGGCGCATCGCAACGGCGACACCCTCGACATCAAAGCGATAGAGGCGGCAACGGGGCGTCCGATGAACAACGAACCGAAGCCCTATTCCGTGCAGAATGGCGTCGCGGTCATTCCGATTGAGGGCGTTCTCTCGAAGCGCTTGTCCCTGCTCCAGCAGATTTGCGGCGGGCAGAGTTACCAGACTATCCAGAACGATCTAGCCGTGGCCCTTGCGGACCCGGAGGTGACGGCAATCGTTCTCTCCATTGATTCCCCAGGCGGAGCAGTGGACGGCATCCAGGGCGCGGCAGATGCGATTTACGCAGCGCGTCAACAGAAGCCCATCGCGGCCTATGTGGACGGCAAAGCGACCAGCGCGGCGTATTGGCTCGGGTCGTCCGCATCGCAGATGTTCATCGGGTCCGACATGGATCAAGTCGGCTCAATCGGCGTCATCATGCAGCACATCGACACGTCGAACGCGGAACATCAGCGCGGCGTGAAGATCACGGACCTTACAGCGGGTCGATACAAGGCGACGGGTTCATCTCATGCCCCGCTTTCCGCGCAGGATCGGAACGATCTTCAGGACAAGCTCGACCAGATTTACGGAACGTTTCTCGATACGGTCGCACGGAATCGCGGCGTTGACGCGGATACGGTTCATAACCAGATGGCCGATGGGCGCGTGTTCATCGGACAGAAAGCGATTGATGCGGGACTGGTGGACGGGAAAACAACGTTCCCTCAGCTCGTCCAGCGCATGAAGTCTATGTCTCGCGGCGCTTCAACGGGCGGCGCTCAACTTCAACCTCAACCGAAAGGAATCCAGACAATGGCAGACGTTGAAATGACGAAAGCCGAATACGATGCCGCCCTTGCAACTGCAAAACAGAGCGGCTTCGAGGCGGGTGTCACTCAGGGGCGCACGGAAGGCGCTAACACGGAGCGCGAGCGCATCCAGGCGGTCGAGAAGGTCACGCTTCCCGGACATGAGGCGTTGATTGCAACGCTCAAGTTCGACGGGAAGACGAGCGGACCCGAAGCGGCGGTCCAGGTTCTCCAGGCGGAGAACGAACTTCGCGGGAAGGAACTCGCGAAGATCCGCAGCGAAGCTCCCGCGCCGGTTCCCGAGTCCACGGGGACGGCGACGGCGGATGCACAGACCGCATCGGGAGCGCCCCCTGCTGCGGTAGACGCGAAGGCAACCGCGAATGCGGCCCGCGAACTCGTCGCGGCAGCGAAGGCCCAGGGGAAGACCCTCACCTATGCCGCCGCCGTGAAACAGGTACTCACCGCGAAGTAAGTTCACTTGCTCACGCGGAATTCAACCAGGAGCAAAAGGCGAAATGGCGAATCCCGGATTCATCAAGACTTACAACGCGGTCGCGAACATATCGGCCTACACCATCGTGAAGCCCTCGGGCGTGAACGATGGCGAGGTCATCCCCGCAGCCGCGGCCACCGACGCGATCATCGGCGTCGCCCAGAACGTTGACGTGCTCAGCGGGCAAACGGTCGATGTCATCCACGATGACACGGCGAACGTTCTGCTCGGCGGAACAGTCGCCTTTGGCGACCCGATTACCTCGGGGGCGGCGGGCGTGGGCGTGAAAGCGGCGCCCGCAGCTGGAACCAACAACCGCATTATCGGGTTCGCGATGACATCGGGCGTCTCCGGTGACATCATCCCGGTTCTCATTCAGCCCGGAGTCATGCAGGGATAAGACGTGCCGGCGCTCCCGCACGGCTCAGCCTTCTAGCCACTTCAACCAGAGAGGAAGGAAACACGGATGCCAGTTTCTACGATCAACACGAATCCGGCACCTTTTGTCATTCAGCCCCATCTGACCGCAATCGCAATTGCGTATCAGAACGGGCGGATGATTGCCGACGCGGTTCTGCCTCGCGTCCCGGTTCCCGGTTCGACGTTCAAGTACACGGTGTACGACAAGCGCGACACCTTCACCATCCCGGACACCAAGGTCGGGCGCACGTCCAGGCCGAACGAAGTCGATTGGCACG